ACCCTCGCCCACTGGACTCGCTACCTCGCCGCCACGGACGCCAAGTACGCCTCCCCAACACGGTTCGCGGAGACCTTTGGCGTCTGGGCCAACGGCAAGACCGTGACGTACACCCCAGGCGTGCGCGGCCCCGCCCTGTGAAGGCTCCGCTCCCAATGGTGCCCCGCCGGTTCGCCAAGGCGTCCTTCGAGACCTATCAGGCGGAGACCCCCTCCGAACACACGGCGTTGCGGGCGGTGATGAAGTGGGTGGAACTGGTCCTCGCGGGCGACGGCCCGATGCTGGCGCTGATCGGTCCGCAAGGCACGGGCAAGAGTCACTTGCTCTATGCGGCGACGTGGGCGCTCTACACAGCCGAGTGGCGGGTGGTGAGCCGCCCGTGGTATCGCCTCGCGGACGAGTTGCGCTACGGCGGCACGAATCCCTACAACGGTGTGGCGCTCGAGCCCTTTGAGGTCCGTACCCAACTCTGGGACGCGCCCGTGCTCTTGCTCGACGAAGTGCGCCCGACGGCAAGCACGGCCTTCGACGATACCGAACTGGCGAAACTCGCCTGCCACCTATACGATGTGATGCGCCCGATGCTCTTGACCACGAATGTGAGTCCGCTCGCCAATGTGCTCGGGGGACCAGCGGCGAGTCGCTTCACGCAAGTGGAACTCCAAGGCCGTGACCGGCGGCAGGGGTCGTAGGTGCATGTCTACCTGGAAGCCTCTATCCGCTTGGAAACACTGATCGCGTCGGGTGAGAATCCGCAGACCGCCATGGCCACGATGACCCGCGCCTACAGCCTGACCCAAGGAGAACGCGAACTGATGTGGTGGGCATTTCGCGAACGGCGCAAAGGTGGTAAACTCATACCCGTGCGGCCCGTGGAGCCCCAATTGAAGATGCCCAGATGACTGAGATGATCGCCCTGTTCCGCAAGCTCTCTGCCTTCGCCGATACCAGTCTCCCGGCCTCGTGGCTCATTCATGCCCTCGGGGCGCTCCTGCTCTGCCCGCTGATCGGGGCGTTCCCCGTCCTCGTCTTTTTCGTACTCCGGGAGAGTGAGCAGTACGTCCATGCTCGACTCAGCGGGGGCGGGGAACCTTGGTTCGACTACGTGTTCGACCTCGTCGCCCCGGCCAGTGTCGGCCTCGTATGGGAGATCGTCGTGGGGTGGAACTTCGCGACGTGGTGGTACCAGACGTGGTAGACCATGTGGATAAGTCACCCGCGAAGTCACGTCCGGCGCTCTTTGTCGAGGGCGGCGTCCAAGGTCCCGGACGCGGCCCGAAGCCCGGCGCCCCGAATGCTGGCGCGCCCTCCGGAGAGATACGTGCGCTCTGTCGTGCGCTAATCGGCAAGCACGACCTGCTGACCAAACTGGCCGAACTGGCGATCTCCGCCGATGCCGACCGCGACAAGCTGGGGGCGATGAAGCTGCTCATGGCCTACGGCTTTGGCCAACCCACCCAAGTCATCGAGCACACGGGGAAAGATGGCGAACCCCTTGAAGTCATCCACACCGCTCAAGCCGCATTCCAGGGCCGAATGGATCGCCTCGCTGCCAGTCTCGGAGCGGCAACAATGCCTGAGTGGCCTGAGCGCAGCTGAACAAGCGGCCGCCCTGTACGAATGGCGGTTCTGGGCCCGTGGCAATCAAGTCGCGCCGCAGACCGTGTGGGATACCTGGCTCCTGCTGGCCGGCCGGGGCTTCGGGAAGACGCGCAGCGGCGCGGAGTGGATTCGGGAACGTGTCGAGACGGGCGGCGCCCGACGCATCGCCTTCATTGCGCCCACGCCGGCCGATGCTCGGGACGTGATGATCGAAGGGCAGTCGGGCATCTTGGCGGTGAGCCCCCCGTGGTGCCGCCCAGAGTATCAACCCTCGAAGCGGCGCATCGTCTGGCCCAATGGCGCGCAAGCCACCGTGTATTCTGGCTATGAACCCGACCAACTCCGCGGGCCGGAGCACGACACCGCGTGGTGCGACGAGTTAGCGAGTTGGGCGTATCCGAACGAGGCATGGGACAACCTGTTGCTCGGCATGCGGCTGCCGGACATTCGGCCCCAGCGATGCGTCACGACCACGCCGAAACCGATTCGCCTGCTGCGCGACTTGCTGAAGGACCCAGGGACGGTGGTCACGTCGGGGTCCACCTACGAGAACGCCTCGAATCTGCCGCAGAGCTTCATCCATCGCATTCAGCAGCAGTACGAAGGCACGTCTCTGGGCCAGCAGGAGATTTACGCGCAGCTCTTGGACGAAGCCGCGGGCGCGTTGTGGACCCGTGCGCTTGTGGAGAAGGCGCATCTCGAGGGCGCGCCGCCCACCATGGAGCGCATCGTGGTGGCGATTGATCCCGCCGCCGCCACAGGCGACGATTCCAGTGAGACCGGGGTGATCGTCGCAGGCCTCGCGAAGGGGCACGCCTACATCCTCGAAGATGTGTCAGGGCGCGTCAGTCCGGACACGTGGGGCAACCGGGCGGTGGGTGCCTTTCACAGGTTGCGGGCAGACCGTATCTTGGGGGAGCGCAATAACGGGGGCGACATGGTGCGCCATACGGTTCGCACAGTGGACCCACTGGTGTCCTACAAGGACGTGTGGGCCTCCAAGGGCAAGCACACCCGTGCTGAGCCCATTGCGGCGTTGTACGAACAGGGGAAGGTCCATCACGTCGGGGCGTTCCCCTTGCTGGAGGACCAACTCTGTACGTGGGTGCCGGGCATGGACTCGCCCGATCGCTTGGACGCCATGGTCTGGGCGGTGTCGGAGTTGATGCTCGACCCCCAGCCGGACGCCGTGAAGCCGATCAGTCTCGGGAAGCCGAGCTACTGGACATGACCGCCCCCGCCAAGACGCCGAAGCCGCAACCGCTGGTCGAGATCGGCGCCACCGGGCTCCGCATCTGGGACGGCCGGGTCAACGAGGAGTTTGACCCGAAGCTCCGCGACCCCCGCACCCGCTACAAACTCTATCAGGAGATGGCCGACAACGACCCCACCGTCGGGGCCGGATTGCGGGCCATGACACTGCTCGCCCGGCAGGTCGAATGGCGCTTCGAGCACGAGCACGATGACGACCCGCGTGTGGAGTTCCTGAACACCGCCAAGGACGAACTGGCGCATCCGTGGGGCGACCTGATCGCCGAAGCCCTCTGGAACATGTTCGTCTACGGCTGGGCGTATCACGAGATCGTCTACGCCAAGTTGTCCACGGGCGAGATTGGCTGGAGTAAGTTCGCGCCCCGGGGCGCCGATAGCTTGGAACGCTGGATCTACGACACGGCCACCGAGCGCGTGCTGCTGGGCATGGAGCAACGGCCGGCGCCCAAGTTCCAACTGATTCAGATCCCGCTTGCCAAGGCCCTGCTGTTCCGCACGGAGAGCCTGAAGGACAATCCCGAAGGCCGCTCCATCCTGCGCAACTGTTATCGCCCGTGGTATTTCAAGAAGCGCATCGAGAACATCGAAGGCATCGGCGTGGAGCGTGACCTCGCCGGCCTGCCGGTCATGCACGCGCCCGCCCGGCTGTTCACGTCGGCCGCCACGACGGACGAGACGCAGGTCTTGGACTACCTCAAGGAGATCGTGGTCAACATCCGCCGCGACGAGCAGGAAGGCGTCGTCTTGCCCTCGGCCTACGACGAGCAGGGCAACGAACTCTACAAGTTGGAGCTGCTCTCGACGGGGGGCGATCGCCAGTTCAACACCAACGAAGTGATTCAACGCTACGACCTGCGCATCCTGCAAACGATGATGGCCGACTTCCTCCAGGTGGGCCACGAGAAGGTCGGCAGCTTCGCCCTCGCTTCAAGCAAGACCAACCTGTTCGCGGTGAGTCTCGGCACGTATCTGGACCAGATCGCCGGCCAGTTCAACCGCAAGGCGATTCCCGACCTGTTGGAACTGAACGGCTTCGCGACCGACGACGCCCCCAAGCTGGTGCATGGGGATATCGAGGCGCAGGACATGGCCGAGTTCGGCGCGTTCCTGGGCAGCCTGGCATCGGCCGGCTTCCCGCTGTTCCCCGACATGAGCTTGGAGAACAAGCTGCGCGGCATGATTGGGCTGGAGCCGTTGAGTCAGGGCGAGTGGGAGGAGCGGCAGGCGGAACGCGAGGCGGCGAAGCAGGAGGAGTTGCAGCAGCAGATGGACATGGCGCAGGCGGGGAAGCCCGAGCCCGCACCCACGGAGAAGCCCGCGGCCAAGCCGGAACCCGCGGAGAAGCGCGCGCCGGAGTCGCCGCACTTCCACGTGCACATGGACAGCCCGAAGGCGCCCGATGTGCGGGTGGACGTACAGCCTCCGAGCGTGCGGGTGGAACAGGCCAAGGCGTCCGACGTGCACGTAACCGTGGAAGCCCCACCCGCGCCGCAGGTGACCATCGAGGCCCCGAAGGCGCCGGACGTGCACGTGCAGGTAGACGGCTCGCCCGTCACGGTGCAGGCCGCGGCGCCAGTCGTGATTCCCGCGCCCGTGGTGAGCGTTGAGGCGGCCAAGGCCCCCGACGTGCATGTAGACGTAGCCGCGCCGAGTGTCACGGTGCAGCCGCCGAGCGTGCAGGTGGCCGCCCCACAGATCACGGTCGAGGCGCCGCACGTCACGGTGCCCGTGACCGTCGAGAAGCAAGACGCGCCCGTGGTGGACATGCAGCCCGTGGCGGAGGCCATCACCGCAGCGGCCGAGACGCTCAAGCGGCCCAGCGAAGTGCGGATCGTGCGCGGGTCGGATGGGAAGGCGGAGTCCCTGAGACCGGAGCCATAGCCCATGGCGGCCTTCAAGAGACGATTACCGTCAACGTGTTCACCGCTGGCGCCGTTCCCACGGCCGCGCCAGATGGCAGCGTTTGTTATTGCTTCGTCTTAGGCCACTGATCGCCTTGGGGGCACACGCATGAGTCTCTACAGTTGGCACGAAACGCTCGTCACCCAGCAGGCGGCGGGGACGCTGTTCAACACCTACACCACCGCCAAGACGGTGCTCAACGCCCAAGCCCTCTACACCCTGCCGGCCGGGTGGTGGTACGTGGGCCGGAAACTCTGTGTCCGTGTGCAGGGCGCGGTGTCCAACCTGGTCACGACGCCGGGAACGATGAACTTTCAGGTCAAGATGGGCTCGGTCGCGGCGTTCGATTCGGGCAGCATTCAGCTCAACGCCACCGCGCACACGACCATCCCGTTCTGGCTCGACATTGACCTGACCTGCCGTGCGGTGGGCAACAGCACCAACGCCAACCTGATGGGCCTCGGGCTCTTGGTCGGCAAGATGTTCACGCTCACGGCGGGTCAGACGGACGACGCCCAGGGCCACATGCCGATTACGGTGCCGGTTACGGCCCCGGCGGTGGGCACGGGCTTTGATTCGACCATCGCCAACATCGTGGACTTCTTCGTCGGGTTCTCAATCTCGAACGCCGCGAATGGCGTGCAGATTCAGCAGTACGAGTTGATCGCCAAGAACTAGGATGCAACGGGGGTTCGGCCGTTCCCGACCGGGGCCGGGCCCTGCGTTCTTTCCGGCGAGTGACCAAGCCACCCAACAGTGGACGATTAGCGGGGTCACGCGGGATGGGGCGGGGGCGATTCTCGGCGCCTGCACCGTGGACCTGTTCACCACGGTGGACGATATCTGGCGCGCCTCGACCGTCTCCGACGCCACCACCGGCGCCTACAGTTTCTTCATCGGCACCGCCGCCGAGCACTATTGCGTGGCCTATCTGGACGGGGCGCCAGACCTCGCCGGCACCACGGTCAACACCTTGACCGGCCAGCCGATCTAAAATGCCGGACATCTATCTTCGCGTAGGGCTCACGCCCGCCGCCGATATCGCGCTGCGCGATCCGACGGCGGCGGACGCGGGCGGCACCGCCGATGTGGTGGGCGACGACGCCCTGAGCGTCACGGACGCTGGGGTGGTGGTGGCGCTGTGGGTGGACAGCGACGCCGTGACGTTCGCGGATACCGGCGGCCTGAACTTCCCGATCGTGCTCTCGGAGGGCACGGTCACCATTGCGCTCGACGGCCTGTCGGATGCCCTGAGCCTCAGCGAGGCCAGTAGCGGCACGGCCATCACGGCGGCGCTCGACAGCACGACCGTCGGGGACACGGGCAGCGGCACAGCTCTCTCGGCCACGACCGACGCGGTCGGCGTGAGCGAGGCGGGCGATGGCCTGGCCCTCGTGGGGTCCGTGGATAGCGGGACCCTGGCGGATGATGGCGTCGTGTCCGTGGCGGCGGGGACGGAGATCACCGACAGCGACAGCGCCACCATGGCCGAAGTCGAGGCCCTGCTGGCGACGCTCGATGACACCGACCTCGTGACGGTGGGCGAGGCCAGTGACCGCCAGCCGCCCGATGTCAGCACCGTCGTCCCGGACCAACTGTTCGGCCTCGTGAGTCTTGGCCGTCGCCTCCCCGAACCCGTCGAGGACGACGAGGACGCCCTGTTGGCAGCCTATGTGGGGTGGTATGACTAAGTGGACGGCGACCCATTTCCCCGTGCGCACCACGGTCGCCAAGGTGGAACCCGAATGGCGGCGCTTGCATCGGGTCGCCGATCGGCTCGCCCCCGAACTGCGCACGGCCTTCCTGCGGGCGATGACGTTGCTCCGCGAACGGCGCCTTCTGGCAACCCTTCGAGGCGGAACTGGCGCCCGACGCCCGCGGCCCGATCCGTGAGGCGTTCCTTCAGGCAGCGACACGCACTCAACCCGCCTTTGCGGGGCTGCGCTTTGACCTGACGAACCCTCGCGCCGTGTCGTGGATTGAGACGCAGTCCGCCCGCTTGATTCAGGGCGTGACACAGGAGACCCAAGCCGCCGTCCGGCGAGTCATGCATCAGGGTTTCACGCAGGGCATTGACGTGCCGACGATGGCCCGGCGGATTCGCCAGAGCGTGGGCCTGACGGATCGCTATGCGGTGGCGGTCGAGAACTTCCGCCAAGGCCAAACCCGCGCCGGGGTGGCGCCAGGCGTGGTGGAGCGCCGCGTCGAGGCCTACACGCAACGACTGATCCGCGCCCGCGCCACGAGCATTGCGCGGACGGAGACGATCGCCGCCGCCAATGCGGGGCAGCAGGCGGTGTGGGCCGACGCGCGGCAAGCGGGGTTGGTGAGTCCCGACGCCCGGCAGGTGTGGATCATCACGCCCGATGACCGCCTCTGTGAGATCTGCGAAGCCATCCCCGACCAGAATCCCGACGGTGTGCCGATCGGCCAGCCCTTCCAGACCGACGAGGGACTGGTGTCGGGGCCGCCGGCGCATCCTGGGTGTCGCTGTGCGGTGGGGTTGGAGTTTCCCGAGTGAGGTAGTATTGTGCCGCTTGACGGTTCCTGACGGTCCTGATGCGCGTCTGCCCGCGTTCGCGGCTCGGCCTGCGCATCCCTGAGGGGGCGCTGGCTCCCCTCTCAGTACCACACGCGGAGGGGTTTGCCATGTTTCCTGATGCCGTAGGGGTGCGCGAACACGCCGACGTAGGCTCCGGCCTTGTCGTGAGTGAGAAGTACCACTGGCGCACCCGCGTCCAGGTCCACAAGTACGCCGGGCAGGTGGACTACGCCGCGATTGCCCGCGGTGCTGTCCTGCCCTACGAAGTGCTCGACACCACGGGCAACCTCTGTCTGCGCGGGGGTGCCTCGGTGATGTGGGAGTGCCTCAAGGGCTCCGGCTCCACCGCCTCCACGGCTGCCAAGAAATACTTCAACACCACGGCCGCGATTGGCGTGGGCAACTCCACCGCGGCCGCGGCGGCCACGCAGGTTGCCTTGCAGGGCGGCTCGCAGGTCTACAAGGCCCTCACGGGTGGCTATCCCACGCATACCACGGGCTCGACCGCCGCGACGGTGGCCGACATCGTGTACCGCTCGACTTACGGGGCGGCCGAGGGCAATTTCGCGTGGCAGGAATGGGCCTTGGCCAACAAGGCGTCCACCACGCAACGCCGGCTGCTGAATCGCAAGGTCCAGAGCTTGGGGACCAAGACCAGCGCCGCAAGCTGGACGTTCACCGTCACGCTGTCGCTTGCCTAGCCTCCAGATTTGCCGCCGGGACGGGGCGACGGTGGTGTGTCCGCCGTCGTCTCCGCCGGCCGTGCATGCCGTGCAGTCCACCGTGACGGCCTCGTCGCCGGTGGGGACGGGCATCAGCAGTACTATCACGATCACCATTCGGAATTACGCTGGGGTCGTGCAAGCCGGGATTACGCCCGTGCTCAGCGTCTCGGGGGCGGGGAATACCGTGACCCAACCGGGGGCGACCAATGCGTCCGGGGTGGCCACGGGCAGTGTGTCCTCGAGCGTGGCGGGGACCAAGGTCGTGACCGTGGTGGCGGATAGCGTGGAGTTGGACAGCCACCCAGCCGTCACGGTGACCGCCTCGCCCGTCGCGACACAAGTCAACTTTGGCACGCAGCCGGGGGCCGTGGTCGAGGATGCGATCATGGCGCCGTTCACGGTGTTGGTGCAGGATGCGGGCGGCGCCACGGTTACGTCCTCCACGGCACTCGTGAGTATCGGGGTGAACTCGGGCCCCTCCGGGGCGCTGTTGGGGGGTACACAGTCGCGCAATGCGGTGGCGGGGGTGGCGACGTTCAACGACATCACCTGCAACAATCCGGGGACGTACACGCTCTTAGGGTTGTCGGGTGGCCTGATCGCCCATGCGTCCAACAGCTTTACCGTGAGTGCCGCCAGCGGCGCCACATGGCCGAACGAGTTCGCCGGCGGCACGCTGGTCCAAGACACCGTGCTCAACGCCGCCGTGCCCGACACCGGAGCAAGTGCCCAGTACTACGAACCCTGGTTTAATAACATCGGGATCGGCCAGCGCCTCAGCTCCAATGGCTACCTCTCCAGCGTCGTGGACAATACGGCGCCCACGCCGGGCGCCTGCGTCCAGGGCAACTACCCGATCGGCTTCGGGTCGGATACCGGGAACTTCGGGGAGCCGGGCATCGTGTTTCGGAGCGGGCTCAGCACCACGCGGATGTATTTCGGCTTCAAGGTGCGCGTGAGCCCGAACTGGGAAGGCAACAACGTCAACAAGTTCGGCTTTTTCTATCTCCAGAGCAAAAGCCAGATGTTCTATTTCGCCGCACGAGATAATGGGCGGCTGTTCATCACGACCGAGATGTCTACCGAGCCCGCACAAAACACAGAGTCAGGGCTGGTGTCCAGCATCTTCGACAACAACTGGCACACGTTCGAGGTCGAAGCCAACATCTCGACAACGACCGTCAAGGTGTGGCTGGACGGTACGTTGCACGTGCAGCGCACCACCGTGCCGTTTACGGGCAGTTGGCGGTTGCAGCAAGCCGAGGTCATCTCCACATGGGGTGGCGGTCCCAACGCGCACAAGGACCAGAACGACTGGGTACGCATCAATCACTTCCGCCTGAGGGTCGCATGAGACCTGCTATGAAGCTCGCGCTGCTGTCGGTGTTTCTCGCCCTGCCCCTCCAGGCGCAGGTCATCTGCAACAAAGTCGGGACGAACTGGTCCTGCCTGTTCCCGGTCGAGGTCCGCACCGACACAGTGCTCCGGGTAGACACGGTGCGGGTGACGATCCACGACACGCAGACGGACTACTACCGCTTCGACCACATTCGGATCAGCAAGCGATGAGCGCCCGCAGTAACGGCTCAGGGGACCAACTCCGGCACTCGGAAGCTATCGCGCTCAGCACGGGCGACTGGGTAGTCGGGGTCTGGATCAAGCCCATTGCCTACGGGGCGGCCGATGTAGACCTGTTCGCCCTGTCCGCGAACCCCACGGACCCGGCGACGCACGCGCTGGATGTGTTCATGAGTTCCAGCGGCAGTGTGGAAGTCTACGACGCGGGCTCCAGCTACACCGCGACGGGTGGCACGTCAGCCGCCGCGACGTTGTCACTCGCGACGTGGTACTACCTCGTGATGCAGCGCAATGGCACGGCCCTCACGCTCCGGGTGTTCGCCGATAGCACGTCTACCACGCCGCTCGGGACAGGTTCGGGCACGATTGACGTGTCGGACATGACCGACCTCGCCGAAGTGTTGGCGGGCGAAGTGTTCACGGGCTCCTGGTATGACGGCGAGGCCGAGTGTCTCCGGGTGGTCAAAGGGACGACGTGGACGGACGCGCAGGCGCGCACCGAGTCGCAGAGTTACGACTACGTCTTGGGCACGGGCACGATCTGGCTGAACTGTCGGCTCAAGGACGTAGATGCCGACACGGACGGGCTGAACGATTCGAGCGGGGCCGGCAACAATCTGACCAACACGGGGTGGGTCGCCGGGGCCTCGACGCCGTCTCAACTCAGCGGGTCCAGCAGCACGCCAACCGCCACCGAAAGCACCACCGTCTCCGAGGCCGTGGCGGGTGGCTTCACCGCTCTCGTGATCGGGGCCGAGAACTAGCCCCATGATTCAACTCTCCGAACTCGCGCTCGCGCTGGTCTTCGTCACGGCCAGCGATAGCCTAACGGTCACGGAGAACGCCTCACAGCCGGGCTTCAGCGATGGGGACACGCTCGTCCTGAGCGAAACGCCCGCGCTGGCCGTGGCCCAGACGGCCAATGACGCGGTGGTGGTGATTGATGTCGGGACCGCGCCGGGCATCGCCGCCGAGTCGAAGACCGCCAGTGACACGATCTACCTCGGGCACAACTACCCGAACCCCGACGCCACCGACAGCCTGACGCTGAGCGACACCGGCACGGTAGCCGCCGCCACCGCTACCACCTTGGTGCGCGATACGGTCACCCTGACCGATACGGGCAGCGTGACCGAAGTCCCCGTCTCGGGCATTAGTAAGAGCGATACGGACGCGCTGACGGCGACGGAGACCAACAACTCCATCACCACGGGCAGCGATGGGCCGGAGGTCACGCTCACGG